TAGCTACAACATTGCCTAAAGCAGTCGTGCCCGCTACGCCTGTCGGGAATACCCCAACACCTTCTTGAACGGTTACTGAGCCAACCGCACCAGTGGCAACAAGCCCAAGAGACTCATTCCAAGCGTTTTGTCCCCACGTTCCACGGCCCCAACCGTCTAAATCAACGGTGACGTTCCATACGGTATATCCAGCTATACCTGTGGCCGATACACCTGTAACACTAACTGACGCCGCCGCTTGTGCTGTGGCGCTACCTAAACCAGTGGTACCTGAGACTCCCGTGACAGATACAAAAGCGTCTCCTGTTACAGAGGCACTTCCCACTTGTCCGGTGGCAAGGGGCATCGCAGGGCTATTATTGCCCCATTCTCCGCCACCCCAGTTGCCGTAATCCCAGCCCCCTAAAGGGACGGTAACGTCAGCCATTTAGCACCTTCTACGCAATACGAATTATCGCGTTGCTAGAGTCCGCAGTCGGGAACACAATGGTAAAATCACCGGCGGTAGACGTCTTGTCTGCGCCAAAATCCAACACCGCCACCGATGGATCACCGGACTGAGTGTCATTAAAGATCAATGCGCCACGAGCTGTAATGGTAGCCGTAGAAAAAGTCAGATCATTAAAGTCAGTAAAGGCGGTAGTTCCAGAACTAGTCGGAGCAACGGCTGTCAAAGCAGCGCCTTTCGCTGTATATCCAGTTCCAGACACTTCGTTAGTAGCGGTGTATGCCGTGGTCGAAGCGTCTAAGCTTGCTGAACTTGTGTACAAAGCAAGATTAAAGGTGTCGGCAGTAGTGCCTGCTCTAGCGACCGTGGTTCCAAATGCGTGTATACCGTTAAGAAGCTCCACTTTGAAGCTCGTACACATTGCTTGAGTAATAGCCATAATGGGCCTCTCCTATAGTTTACGGATAATATCGGCCAATTCTTTTTGGCCTTGCTTTTCGAGTTCTGCACAAATAGTGGTTCTATCTGATCTGATAGCCTCTTTCATGTAAAACACCAAAACTTGTCTAATTTGGTCTTTAAAAACAAGGGCTTGCGCCCTTACCTGCTCATCAGCGTCTTTACTAACATGCAGTAACTTGTCTAGGGCTCGATCTGCCAGTTCTTCTGGCGTCCAACCACGATTGCTGGTGGTTTTAACCTCTATTTTAAACCCATTGTCTACCGATGTTTGTACGCCTTCAATCATGGGCCGGGACTCTCTGATTTAATAGGTATCCTAATCATGCCATCACGATATTCGTCACGACGACGGCGCCCTTGTTGCTCAATGCCAAGGCCTTGAATAGCTTGCTTATAGCTATTCTCAAAATACTGGACCATATCTAAAGGCCCTTTGGTGTAACTATACGCCTGTATCAGACAGGCATACAACAATGCCTCAGGGGCATTGTTGCTTGTCCAAGTTGTTGTATTACTTGAAGAAAGCTGTGGCGGCCTGTAGATGTAACCTAGCTGCACCGAGTAAGTTGTGCTTGGCGTCGGTGCTATACAAAAATTGCTTTCATCCCAAACCGAGTAATACTTTGGTACTCCGGTTTCGGTAAAATCAGGCCAATATTCTTTGATAAAAGAATTGTCCCTGAAATCCAAAAATATCTGGTCTCCTGCTGCATCAGTAAATATCAGGTATCGATGCGTCAGTATGTCCGATGGCATTGTCAAAAAACGATCGCCACTGGTCATAGAAGCAGTTGATTCTTTTTTAAATACGTCGAGGTCAATGTCCCTAAGAATCCTGTTCTCGGCCATTGTGATGAATGTATTAATCACACTGTTAGAGAAGACATTACTGTCCACCTCAGTGTAATTTCTTATGTTTGTCACTAACTCATCGTATGTCATGGCGTCACCACGGTAACATTGCCTATTTCACCTACTCCCTCTACCGCTATCGTAGACGGGGCAGGCTGCATAGAATTTGGTATCGTCTCGAAAGGAGTGTCTCCTCCTGCGTTGTTGACAACGACAGTCAAGGGTTCAGTCCTATCTGGCCTCGGATTGGTTAGTGCTATCGCATCGCCTCTATATTGCAGAGGCTCAATCTGAGGTTCTTTTGGCTCATAGTCTTCAGGGCAGACCATAAACCCTTTCCAGTTCTTTTTTAGGTCCAGATAGCGGTATCTTCTACCGCAATAATCACACAGACCGTAGGAAAATTTACCAGTTGCCGTAGCCATTTCAATACTCTATCTGAGGCACAAAATGGACGCTGGCAGTATCCCTGTCCTCCAGCGCGGCTTTTTGGAAATCTTCCTCATAAATTTGTTTCAAAAGTCCTACTCTGTCCGGCGCATATTTCAGAGAAAGCATGTAGGCCAGACCAGAAGCTAAACAAGGCAAAAACCTGAAGTTCACGTCACTTGTATTAGTGTAGTCACCAGCATCCTGTATCCGTCGAATCCGGTAATAAACCAAGGTATAGGCTTTGTCAGCTGTCGGATACAAGTACACAGTTGGAGTAGTTGTTCTCTCGACATAAAACTGCGATGGTCTAGCCTTTGTCAGCTTATTGGGCAGGTCTAAATACTCTGACCGGCCTATCCTATCTATGCTGATGTCCTGCTGCTCACCATTTATCGTGTCTCGTATCACAGCAGAGAGCACGTTTACCGTATCCGCTCCGGGTGCGATCGTAGTCGTGCCGTCAGCCAGTACAGCAGTAGCCTGCTCAATGGTCCAAAGGTTAAGACCCCTGTTGGCCCAATCTGAGAATAATAGATTCAAAGAACGACGAGCTGATGACAGCTGATATCCAGCTGTCATTCTCATACCACAACGCTCAAACGCCTCTTCTATGAGGTCGTCGATGTTGAGATCAAATGTTGCTGTTCCTGAGGTCGCCATCGAGCAGCTGCCTGTAAAAATTAGTTCGTAGCTCGTACATTTTTGCTACATCATATTCCCTGAAATACTTGTCGTAGTATCCGAGGGGCCTTAGTTTTTCTGCGGCTCTCTCTAATTTCGACAACCGCTGTACGAAAAACATTGCATACTGTGTCTCTGTTTCCCCTTCAAAAGTCCCATCATCAATAAGCTCATTTGACTCGTCTTCTGGATGAAATCCCATTATCCAGAAATCTTTATCCTCAAATGCCTCGTCTGCAATAGCCTCATTCAAGCTATCTACAAACTGATGAAACTCATCTGGGTCCTCTACAAACTCTGTATCCGCTATGATCACTAACTCTTTTGAGTCATCCCATTCGCTTAGAGTCACATAAAGGGTCCTGTAATCCTCACTATCCGTCTTAAAAAGTATCTCTACTTTGTTTTCTTGCCATGCTGCTTTTGCATACGGGCAAGGCGGCAGATTGTTGAAATCAGAGCTGCTGGCCTCTAGGGCATACTTAGACCAGTCTCTGATCTCTTTTACTATGCCTTTTCGGTCAGCATCCGTAATCATTTCTTTTTCATTGCCATACCGCCGCCGCGCATTTTTTTCATTGCCATGCCGCCAGCACGCATTTTCTTTTTAGCCATACCGCCTTTTGCCATCATCTTTTTCTTGGCCATACCACCGCCGCGCATGCGCTTAACTCCACGACCTTTCAACACATCCGCTTGCGTTACTTTGCCGTCTCCTGTCAGGTCAGGGAACTTGCCTTTTTTCTTGGCCATGCCGCCTTTGGCCATCATGACCTCAACCTTTGGGCTAGGAGAAGAAATCTTTTTGTTACGAGGTCCAGAGGAAACCGCTCCACCACCTCGAGTTGCCGCACCCATTCCACGTCCAGCCATTTTGATTACCTCACTCGTCTATGACGTTTAACTTTTTTAGCAACCTTTTTAGGTTGCGCCGAAAACTGTTTACCCTTCGCAGTATCCGCTCGCTTCTTGCGGGTGGTCGCTGCATACTCTTTACTGCTCATAGACTTAATGGCCTTAGCAGGCAGATATCTTTCGCCTGTGGCTTTGGGTCCCTGTGTGGAGGGCTTACCGCTTTTAGTTCTCCACTTTTGCTTAGTCCAAGCTTTTAGCGATTTCTGGGACTTTTTAAGAGACATTAGTCTTTGTAGCCCCCGCCTTTCGCCTTGTACTGTTTAGCCAACATCTGGGCTTTACGCGCTGACCATTGACCGGGCTTACCGCCTTTTCCTCCAGCCTTTATTTGATTAAAAAGCTGTTTTCTCATAGTAGGCTTCGTGTAGTTGCCTGCTTTGTTTACAGAGGACTTTTTGACTGCGCCTCCGGCGGCCTTTCGGACTACCTTCTTTTTTGCAGCCTTTTTCCTTACCATTTTTTACAACTCCAGTACCGCGCAGTAAATTTATCCTTTGCAGTATCGCAGTTATGTCTAGCCCTAAAATTGGCTCGACGACCGGGGTTACTTTTCTTGATGGTCATGTTCGGATCACCAAACCTGACCAGCTTTACTTGGTCTCCCTTCTTGGCCAGAACCGCAAACTTCTTACTGCCTCCAGAGGTTCTTTTGGGTTTGTTGTATCCCGCAAAAGTCTCACCGCGATAAGAAACACGTCCCGAAGGCGTGCGTTTTACGTTCTTGGTGCTGGCCATTACTGAGGATCACCTCCTTCAAAAAACAAAGTAACACTTGTTACTTCGGCATCATTCACGTCAATGTAGATACCTGTCTCAAACAAAACACCTGCGTCTGGAATAAACAAGTCCTGAGCGCCAGCTGCTGCTGGGGTGTTTATAGTGACCAGAGCGGTGCCGCCAGACGTTGTACCGTCCTTTAACGCGAAAGAAGAGCCTGTCGCTGTGTTGGTAAAGTAAATGCCGTATAAACGGCAACGTCCTACCACAGCTGAAGCATCTGCCGTCTTAGTGACGGTTTTGATGTTGCTATAGCTCACGGATCACCTCCCGTTATGAGAGATTGTTGTTTTGAATATACAAGATTGTGACAGTAGCTACGCCAGCGGTGCCGTCACCTGCTGTGGCTGCAAAATCAGCTAAAACTTGAATATCTGTAGTTCCTACGTCAGTGGCTTCAGTGTCCAAAGTGCCGCGAGTGGTTCCAACAGCCTGAACGCTGGTAGATGGAATAAAAGCATTTGGATCAGCAGCTGTGCCTACCACTACAGTCGAGGCAGTGCCGTCGTCGTTAGCAGTAGTGACGTTAAGGATGGCGTCAACAATCTGTGAATTAGCAGGAATAGTAGCAACAACCTGATCTGCGCTACTGGCACCAGCTATATCAATCACAGCAGATTGCGCCATAAGAACAGAACCGACGTTTGCAACGTCTGAACCTACGGTTGTACCGATGGTATCTTTGATGGTTCCGGCCTTGATAGGACCAGAAAAAGTAGTAGTAGCCATGTGTATCTCCTGTCGTGGCTAGGGTCAGGCGCGGGATTGCACCTGTCAGGGATTAGGTTGAGGATATAGAAAAAGAAAGGGGCCTACAAGAGGCCCCTTTCGTCGATCTCTAAGGAGTACCCGGAGAGCCGAAAATGCCGCGAGGATCGCTAAAGCCGAAGCTGTAACGCTCACGAGCCTTGTAGCGCACATTTCCTGTTTCAAAGTCACCCTCGAAACCAGTGCTAATAGCTACACGCTGGAACATCTTCATGCCGTTAGGGGCATCAGTCATGATGAAGAACGCATCAGGATCGGTCAAGTAATGATTGACTGAGTAACCCTGAGGCACCATTCCCATGTTACGGACCGCGTTGATGTCGTTGTCTGCAGTACCTACGCGCAGAGTAGACTTCAAGATACGGTCAGCAGTGAACTGAAGCTCTTTAGGGATAATGAGCTTAGTGCCCTGAACTGCAATCTTCAGACCACGCTCGTCAGTGAAGGCAGCAATATCAATCAGAGCCTGTTCCAGAGAAGCCTCGGAAAGGTCTGCTGAAGTAGCCAACTCGTTTGCCAGATCAGGACCGGTAAGAGTCGGGTGATCTGTCGCACAAAGTGGCTTGCCGTCTCCACCAAGAGATGTGGTGAAAGCGTTGTTCAGAATGTCAGCAGCTTTAATCTGCTTAGTCTGAGCCATACTACGAGCCAAAGCCTTGGTGTAGCGAGACGCCAGAGAGTCATAAAGGTTGTCCTCAATGGCCTCTTCAGTCAGGCTAAAAGCCAGAGCAATGGTTTCATGGGTATAACGAGCTGTGTAAACCTCTTGCGCTTGGTCGTATGCAACGCCAGAGCCTTCCGATTTAACAGGTGCCTCGCCAAAGCCACTGAGCATCACTTCCTCTTCAAATGCTCGATCTGAAGACTCAGTGGAATAGACTTCCGCATGCTCGTTTTCGTAGTTGTTGTATTCCAGTCCAAATAGAGCATTCAGACCGGGTTCAAGCTCTTTTACGAGTTGTGAACGTGAAATTGCCATTGGTCATTTACTCCTTATTGGCCAGCTACGCCTGCACTTCCGTACAGATGCTCGTTGATTTTAACCACAACGACAGCGTTGGCGCCCACGGCATTACCGGGGACATCCCAAAGACCTACAATCTTCAGGTTCAGCGCAGCAGTAGTAGCAATAGAGCTGGTATCAAGCTCGTTAGCGGAAACACCAGTGGTAGTGCTGCCTGTGCCAACGACGATATCAGCGTTCTTGCCATAGTTTGCTACAGCAGAAGTGCCGTCATTCTGAATGATAAACAGTTGATTCGGGTCGTCCAACACGTCAGCAGTGATTTTGCCTTGTGTGATGTTGACCGAACCGGGGTAGTAGTTTGAAAAAGTAGGCTTTCCAGTAGTTGGATCGGTATAGAAACAACCATTGAACACGCCTACCGCCGCCGAGTGACTGGCGGGGTCAAACTGCAGAATATAACCATCTTTCAGGGTAACAAGGTCCCCTTGAAAGATAGCACCGGCTTGGTTGTCCGCAATCTCGTAGCCGTACTGCTTCTGTGAACCAGAGGCAGACAGGTTACCGAGCGGACGCAAACCGAAAGCTTTATCTACATTAGCCATGATATATGTCCTTAAATAACAGGGTTATTCGGAGGACCGAGGACCTCCGAGGCTTACACGGGACTGCCTATCAGGAGCATTGATCTTCATCGACGAATGTGCGTTCGTCTTCATCAGGTCATTGTCCGCAGCCCGCATCTGATCATGGGTTCTACTTTGATAATACTCTCGACGCTCTTCTGCTGTTTCTTCAGGAATCCTTGCCAGCAACAATCCACCGACAGAAATAACACCTGCGTGCTTTCCGTCTTCTTGGACCACACTGTCAAACTCAGGATACTCATCAGCTCTAACCAGCTCATACCCCTCACGGAGTTTGCCGGTTACGTTGATTCGATCCTCTTGCCCTGCAGACTCAGCCCTTATCCAACGGTGCTTATAGCCCGGAGGAGGTGGGGGAGCATCTAACCGAGAAGGAGGTGCCCAGCTTTTACGACGCGCAGTCTTTTCGCGAGTCTCAGATTCACGTTTACTGCGAGAAAGTTTTGGTACAGTTTTGTCGTTCATGACTACCTCTTCACATGTTTAGCGTATTCTTCAAGTGGAACCCCTAGCTTTTTAGCGATTGCAACCTCGCTGGGTTTCAACTTAATAGTACGGCGTGCTGAATTGTTGACTCCCGACGATCGGGTTGCAGGCGCCACCGTTTGCACGGGTCGGTTGGTCCTGTTATCTGGCGCAGCTTCTTCTTGGGGTGGTGTTGCTTCCCCAAACTGCTGCGGAAATAAATTACGCATTCTGCGATCTATCTCATCATAGTACTCGTCTGAAGTAGGGTCAAACCCTTCATTCTTAACAAGTTCTACGTGAATACCCCGCACGGTGTTGGTCATCACGATATTTTGACCAAACCAAGGGTTCTTTTCTGCCCAGTCCTCAGCCTTAGGATCAGCTGCTTTTTGCGGCTGTGGAGGAGGCGGTGCAGGCTGTTGTGCTTGGGCTACAGGCTCAGGTTGCGGCTTATTTAACTGTTGCTGCTCCCATATGGCCTGCGTAAGTCTTTGTTGCGCCTCAGTTTCTGTGTCAATATCGCCTTCTTCTCTGGCTCTCTTTATCACAGTTTTCAGTGCAGTGATCTGTGTTTCAACACGGCCCTTGGCCTCGCCTGCTCGCTCTGTAGCAGTCTGCTCATACCTTTTACGCAGCTCTTCGTGCTGAGATTGCACGCTTTTTGCATACTCCAAGGCAGACGCTTCACGACGTTCAGTCTCTCGTAAACGCGCTGTAAGCTTATCAATTCGCTTCTTTACCTTATCAGAATAGTCGTCTAGCTCTCCTGAATCAGGTGCAGCCTGCTCTTTCTTTTCAGAAGCGGCTTCTTGCTCAACGACAGGCTCTTCCTTTTCGGCGACTTTGGCATCACTGCCGTCGTCGTTCATTTCAACCGTCGTTTCTTCTTCGTTTTCACCAACGTCAAACTGGAGTTCTTCGTTCTTTGGCTCTGCCATCAATCTCTCCTTACATGTGCAAAATGTTTTCGGGATCAGTCACTATCCCTAAAATTTCGTCATCATTGAGGAGCCGGATTTCGCCTCCGTCAATCTGAATGCGTGATCCGGCATATCGGCCAAAGATCACCCAGTCACCTTCCTTGCACCACGGGCCGTCTGGAAACTTAGACGCATCCGCGTATGCCAAAGGCCCTGCCTTCAACACATAACCTACATTGGTGGCTAGTTGTGTCCTTTCCTGCGTTTCCTTGGCCAGCATGATGCCGCCCTTGGTAGTTGCAGCACCTCGGTATGGAAGCAAGGCAAGACGCCAGCCCGTCGGCTGGGGAATCAGATCAAGAACATTTTGCTCAATGCCCTCGTCTTTTACCTTTCCATCTTCGGTGTAAGCATCGTTAAGACTTGGCTTAGAGGTCTTTTCCTCTTTCTGCCACTTCTCTTCCAATGCAGTTGGTTTAGGCTCAGATTGCATATAGTCTCCTTTAGTCGTCCGAGTATTTCTTAACTTCGTTACGAATAACCTCATCAACGAGGCGAATACCTTCCAGACGGCCCATCAGGAAACGATAACGCTCCATATCGGAGACGGTTCCGTTCAACACAATCGCTTGTGTGTCCGATTCTAGCTTTCTAATTTCTTTTAGAACGCGCTCAGCGAACTCCAGCATGGTCGTTTTCCCATGTAAGCAGACGGTTTAATGCCACCGTCTGGAAGGCTTAGTAAATCTTTACTTTTTTGTTGCCGTCGCGTTTCCTGACAACTCGAGGTTTTGGCTTTGAGGCGGCCTTGACTGGGCCACCCTTAGCCATTTTGCGCGACTTACCTGCCTTACTGAGAGCAATAGCCACGGCTTGTTTTTGCGCGGCTTTCTTGCTGGCAGGTCTACTGGCGCCTATCTTACCTTTTTTCTCATAGGTTTTAACCAGTTCTTTTACATTTTTACCTATTGTTTTATTACTTTTTCCACTTTTAAGAGGCATTTTAGCCTCCTTTTGGCGCATAAATACGCTCTCTGGCTACAGCTGACCTTTCAGCTGCGATCTTTTCCTGAGATGCAATGCGCTCATCATTGGCCTGAGCGTTCTCTTGGATACGCATCTGCTCGTTCTGCAGGCTTTGCTGCTTCAGTGCAATGTCGGCCTGATCCTTAGCGGCACGCTGCTGCAGCTCCTGAGCCTTCAATGCCACCACGGGGTCCTGACCACCTTCTTCGCCGCCACCCATCAACTGAGCCTGCATCCCCTTCATCTCCATCATGTACTGAGAGACTTTGAGAGCCACAGTGGCTTCGCGCTGCATGTCGGAAACCATGTTGTCTGGATCGTTGCCGTACTGAGTAAACAGTTCAGCTTCTGCATCCTCCTCGGCCTTGAGTTTGATGTGATCCAGAATGTGCTTCTGCAGCTCAGTGGCAGCCATAGGATTCGCCTGTAACAACGGCGACATGCCCATAATCAGGTGTGATGCAATGTGAGAGTCGTGCTGCTGACCAGCAAAAGCCTGCAGCTGCTTGCCGTCTACCGCGTCGATGTTCTCGCTGGCAGGGTCTTTTGGCATCTGGTTGGTTTGTACCTTCAGAATGCCGTCGATGTCCCGCACGTTCATTGCCTGATACACACGGTAGTACGCCTCGTACATGTTGTGCATCTGTGGGGCGCTCTGAGCCAGCTGGAGCTGTGTTTGCGCCAAGGTAATACGCTGGGCAGCAGAGAAGATATTAGGGTCCGCTACGGGCAGCACAGCGACCATGTTGTCAAAGTCGCAACGCTTGACCGAACGACAGGCTCCGGGCACGTCATACGGGTACTCATCCGGCAGATACTCGCCGAATCCCTTGAACAACATCTCGAACTCTTGGGTCTGTGCGTAGTACAGGCGCTTGTGGATAGCTGACATCACCATTGAGCCACGCTCCAGAAGAGCTACTGTGGTGCCCACAGCGGCCTGTTGGTTGCCATCCCCTACCTGCATGTCTGCTGTGCTTGCAAGACGCTTACCGGCGTCCACAGTAAAGCCTAAGAGCGAGAAAAGGGTCTGGCTTGGCTCTTTGTACGGCATTGGCAGCAAAGAACTGCTCAATTCTGCCCCACCAGCGTCAATATCGCGCCATTCACCCGGCTGAATTGGGTTGTTATCGTCCGCTATACGCGCTCCCTTGGCTTTAAAGCCAGCAGGAAGGTTAGATAGCGTACCTGCGTCCAAAAGCTGCCTGAGAGCGGCTGTGGCGGTCTTAGAAAGGCCACCAATCAAGTGTACAAAGCCCAAACCGTATGCTCCGGGGCCTTCTACCAGCACATAATGCACAAAATACTCTTTTCGGCACTTGTATTCGTCGCCTTCGTTCCAGTTTCTGCAGATTTTCAGCACTTGGCCGGTGTTTTCGTCCAATGTAACGACGTAAGGCAACCTGATTCCGGTCGGATTGCCCTTTTCGTCCACATCCTCATAGCCCGGAATGTCTAAATCGACCTGAAACTCCAACAAAAACAGCTCTTCAGGCTCTCCGGTGGCCTCTACACCTACCAAACGGTCCACAGCGGCGCCAATCTGGTCAATATTTTGACCTGCACCGTCTGGATCGACCTCAATGTCCCGATATTCGCCCGCTACAACGCGCTTTTTGAACTCATTTGAGTCCATTGTGATGCGGTGAGTGATACGACGGCACTCAGACATGACACTGGAACCGTTATAGGGGATATAAAGGTCGTCAGGAAGCACCACTCGGCTGACCATGCGGCCCAGTGGGTAGTCATAATAGACTTTTTTGAAAGCAGAACCGCCGTATCCTGTGTAAAACAGCAACTGATCGAACTCCGGCGTGTACTCTTTCATCACCGTCGTGATCTGGTAGTTCATGAAATCCTGCACACGAGACGCCTGCTGGACCTTATCCAGCGTCTCCTTGCCCATTGTCTGGGTTCTGACAGGACCACCAGCCGGCATCAGCTCTTTGAACGCCTGCGCTTGGAACTGGACAATGGATTCAGTAAGCATTGGGTGGACAGCACCTGCTGCACCACGGAATGGCCTGCTGCGCTCTTCAAACTTCAGGCCCAATAGATCAAGGCCCTTGGCATACATCTGCTCCCAGTCACCTCGAGAACTCTTGTCTGCCTCGAAAAACGCCAATAAATCTAATGAAATCTGGGCTAGATCACCGTCGTCCATGTCCTCAGCGAGGTTGTCATAGAAGTCAGGGTCTTTTTCTGGGACCAGCTCTATCTCAAACTCACCGTCGTCAGGAAGCACCACCTCGATCTCGGGCATGTCTTCATCTTCAACAACGACCGTTGTGTTTGGAGCAAGGTTCACTACTTTATCTATTGGCATGGTCTTGTCCTAGATATATGTTCTGTTGTCGTCTTTGCGGTCTACGTCGCCGCCACGATTAAAATACTGCGGATTGTCTGGATCACTCTTCTTCAACATATGCTCAGGGCTTCTCAGTGGTCTTGTCGTAGTGTTCTTAGCCAGAACCAATGGGCCAATCTGTATTACCTGATCGGCAGACGCCACAGGCATTCCTGTGTTTTTATCATAGAAGAAAGAGTGTCGGTAAGGATTCATTCCAACCTGAGTCCACTCAGGATCGTTCAGATACTTTTCGGCCAAAGCTTGGACTTCTTCGACTTCCATATTACGCCACTTACCGTTCATTCTGGCAAATGGGGCCTTGTCTGACTTACCTGATGCCACTTTAAGGGCCGAGTCAGGATTACTGTTGAATTTAACATCGTCCAGAACAGCTACTTTTCCATAGCCTATTGATGGGCCGCTGACTCCCGCGCCTTCGTGCAGAGAAACAACCCACGTATCAAACTGATTGTATGCCGGGATGTCTAGCCGAGAACCGACCATAGTGCCATCAGCGATTTCTTTGTTTAGTCCTATCAAGCCCTTATCAACTTTATTTTGATCAAGCGCATAAGCAATCTCTTCAAAAGAAGAAATCTTAGGGACTTCGGTTATTAGCTCAATAGGACGTAGCTCTTTTACTTTTTGAGCGTAGTCCTCAATAGATATCTTGTTGGCTTGCAGGTCTCGAGCAGCCTCCTCAAGCTCAGGCGTTTGTGCCTGCCTAAAGTCTCCTTTGTTGGCTTCACGCCATGCTTTGCGTTGATCTTCTAAAATTGAAGAGACTTGAGTCTGTTCTATCGCTTTATCTTGGAGGGCCACGGCGTCTGCATACTCTTTAACCACAGGCACATCTTTGGCTCCCCCAAAGTAGTCAGGGTCGTGTACAAAGAAAACTATGTC